CATCAACAACAGTAGCCCAGCATTCGGTACATTCAATACTGCATATGCGGCAAACACTTATGGTGGTCAGCCTTATCCGATCGTTACTATTAACGGCGCTTGATAGGTTAGCAACTCATGTCTACTATTAACGCTGCCAAAAGAGTAGAACAAGCCGAGACTGAGATCGCGGTACTCCAAGTCCAGTTTAGAAATCTGGATGAGAAGATCGATGATCTCAAAGGTGAAGTAAAAGAGTTGCACGATTGCCTAGACAGAAACATGGAACAAACTAAAAGTATATTGAAAGAATTTCAAGAAACCAATAAAAAGTCACATGATGAATTAGCAGAAAAATTTTCTTCTTTAGAGAAGATTAAATGGATGCTAATGGGAGCGGCAGCAGTATTAGGTGCTACCGGTGTCGAGGCTTTTAAGATGATAATCAACCATTGAGTCTTGTATAAAGACTTAGTAAAAACGGGGCTTAGGCCCCGTTTTTATTTGCTGTCAATGTTTCTAGTTTTTGTTTTACGATATCGATGTTGATAGTGCTGAACAGTCCAGGATGCATTGGTTTAGGATGTTGATTCTCACCGACCCAAGCATAGCCGATATGTTCTTCATTGAGTACTGGCATGAATTCATCATCCACTGCACAGAAAAAAGTATGATATGTGAAAGTATTGTTGACGAACTTTTGTATGGGCACTAGTTTAGCGTTTTTGGGAAAGAAATTAATCTCTTCCATGCATTCACGTTCTAACCCTTCAAGTAAAGTCTCATCCTCTTCAACTTTGCCACCAGGCACTCCCCAACTATAGTTGGCATCACTACGCAGTAGATATAAAAATCTACCCGTATTAGTGCTGTAAAAGAATAAACCTGCTGAAGTATTTTTCATAATTAGAGTATAACACTCTTTGGATCAAATTACAATACTGTAGTCGCCCTGATCGTACCAACCTTCATACGATTTCATCCATTGACCTTCTTGTTCAACATAACGATATTGGATAGAAGTTGTTAAATTGGTAACATATTGTACAGAAGTAGATTCTTCTGCATCGAATGCCACTATCCATTTACCTTGTGATGCACTATATTGAATGATATCGTTAGCATTAGCAATCAAATCACCCCATGCTACGGTAGGACTTCCTTCACTACCAATGTTCTCAACAATCAAGTATCTACGACCATTGACAGGCCCGGGGAGTCCTGCGTTCGGAGCCTGTAATTGAGGATTGATAACGCTATCTACAGGATCTAATGTGTTTTGCGGTAGTGTGTCTGGATCGATATCATATATCAATAATCTGTCATCGATAGGATCAGGAACAATAGTACCTACTATGTCATCTTCCATATATGGATTCTGTAACCATATCTGACTGATGCCGGGTTTCACTTTACCATATACGTTTAATAAACTAGACCAGTATAGATTAGTATTAGGTGGAGTTGGATCATTGAGATCAGTATTAGGTGGATAGAATGCCTCATTAGCAGGTAATAATTGTAATCTATTTCCTACTAACAATAACTTATATCCATATGGTGTGATCTTTTGACGAGTACCCAACAACAAATCTTCATCTTGTATATCTTGTAATGCTTTGCCTTTATAGATGCTAGCAATAATCTTGTTGATAACACCCATCTTCTTGAGTTTTGAACTTGTACTGATCCATATAGGCATATAGAATTTCCAACTCAATACATCGATAGGATTGCCTGTGCCTACTGGAATACTGCGTGAACTAAATGTTAATCCATCTTGGTATACAACTGTCAATGAAGTCCAGTCAACAAAGTTATCAGTACTTTGAATCTCTAATGCAGGATTAAACAATGTACCTAACTGTTCAATCAATTCTAATTTCTGATTGTAGTTTGTAGTCCAGAAGTCTACTTGCAAACGCAATGTATAAGGTACAGGCATCAAACGTTCTACAGTGAATGCCTGTCCTTGTGTTGTCTCATATGCTTCAGTTTCATTATTGTATGCACGTTGTCGTACATTGATCTTGTCAACGAAGAACGGCTCTTGTGTTCTACGTTGATCATATTCAAGACCTGTGATGTAATATGTTATGATAGGTGCACTAGGCAGATTGCTTGCGCTGTTGTTGGCAATAATAGTCTGTGCCATTCTACTTGCATCACCATATTGAACAGGCACACGAACAAGAATATGCTAAAGATTTTTGCAAATTGCAATAAGAATCTGCGTATTTGATTGTCATAGAAAAATTGTGCCATGTATTACTCTTAAGGTTGAGGTGGTATGTTGTCTGGTTTTAAGTCTAAGATACTTGATAAAGGTTGTGCTGAAGGTATAACAGTTTGTGTATTATTGTTATATATCACATCTTCATTATTGACGAACTTAGATTTCTGTGATTGATCTGCTACAGTCATACCAGTGTCTGTTCTGACATTAGTTGATATACGAACCCATAACACACCATCCCAACGATATAATATCTGTGGGAAATAATCTATACGCAAGAAGTAATCTCCAACTTGCGGACTTTGTGGGAACGCAATGCCTGCTCCTGTTGGTTCACCGTTAGGTGCTTGTCCGTCGCCTGACAGGTAAGCAGTCTCATAACCGAAACTTCTTGGGCTAGCACGTGTGATATATTGATATGCTGGATCGCAGTCTGCTCTCCAGTCCATCTGTGTACTGATAGTACCAGTAAAGCCAGGTGCTTCTGGGTTTGCGTCAGCAGTAGCATATGTGTTGTCAGCAGTACCATATGGGCCTGTGACCATACCCATAGATTTAACAGACAATACTTTGTCACCTTCTAAAGCACGTGATCCAGAACCATCTTCTAGTACCCAAGGTGTTGTCTCTGTAACTTCTAAACTTGCCTGAACAAACTTATCAAATTTCTCTATAGACTGTACCATAAGCACCGGTGCTAGGACTACCTGCACTGCTTGTGATTATACTGATAGGTGGTGCAGGTTGATTTAGTTTACCAGATGGTACACCATTGTTTTCAAACACACCATATGTTGGTACAACATAAAGTTTGCTGTTGTCGTAACCTGCTTTAGGTACGATACGTTTTGCTTCTTCAAGTTGAGCATTGTTGATCTCAATGTTCTTGTTATAAGTTGACAAGATATCTTTGAGATTTTGATTAGTATCAAGTTGCCAATATGCAGGATCAGGTGGATTCTTACCAGGAGGTACATCAGTAATACTGATATAGTTCTTATCACCATAACTGATGACGTAGCCTGGAGGATATCCCTTATTTGGATCCCAGTCACCAAGATAATTGTCCTGATTGATTGGCTCTTTAAGTATGTTGCTAAATTCTTCACTATCTACTAATGGTTCACACTTGATACGCCATAAGTGTGGGTACCATGTTTGACTGAAGCCTTCGCTAGCAAAGTTAGAATCTGTGATCTGATAGAAACGTTTTAGTGCTACCGGTATTGTTTCTTTTAATGGGTTGTAATCTAGTAAGTGTGGTAATTCTAAAACATCGCCCACCATTAGTTTTCTGCCAATGATATCAATCATGTCATTGTAGTGAACGGTGATGAATATGATGTCGTTGCTTAAAAATAATCCGAATTGGCTAAGATCGAAATCCAAGTTCTGTACATTATAGTGTCCACGTAAACGATAAATGTTTGGATCGTACTTGCGATCACGATTTTCTAAAAATAACAAATCTTGAATCTGTGTAGGATCGGGAGTAAGATACTGAGGTTGAGTATAATCAATGCTAGGGGTCTGAGCGTCTGGTCCTACATATTTGTGGATATATAAATCGGTGCCGCCAACAGTTAACTGTTCGGACACGATGCGGTCCATGTACCTGTAGTCATTCTGTTTGGTTGGGCTATAAAGCGATAATTTGGGCATAACTGTATTTAGTCTTAAAAACAACAGCAAGAAAGGTCTTGACTTTACCATAGAACGGTGTTAGAATAAGTATATTGTTCATAACACTGGAGTAACAGAGATGGCTCGTACCAAAAAAGTAGAACTTACTGCTGACATTACTATTCCCAAAGACTTGCACCCGAAAGACATGGATG